TGGTCGGTCTCCGGCGGCGATGTCTACGGCAATTCTCCCGGCATGGAAGTGCTGGGGGACGTGAAGCAGTTGCAGCAGGAGCAACTGCGCAAGAGCCTGGCCATCGACTACCAGACCAAGCCCCCGCTCCAGGTCCCGCTGAGCATGAAGAACCGCGAGGTGGAGATGCTGCCGGGCGGTATTTCGTTTGTGGACATGACCGGCCCGGCATCGACGATCCGCACCGCGTTCGATGTAAGCCTGAACCTGTCATTCTTGCTGGCCGATATCCAGGATATTCGCGAGCGCATCCGCGGCGGCTTCTACGCCGATCTGTTCCTGATGCTGGCCAATCAGACCGACGCGCGGATGACCGCGACCGAGGTGGCTGAGCGGCACGAGGAAAAGCTGCTGATGCTCGGTCCGGTGCTGGAGCGGTTGCAGAATGAGCTGCTCGACCCGCTCATCAACATGACTTTCGCCCGGATCATGGCGGCGAACATCCTGCCCCGGCCCCCGCGGGAGCTGCAAGGGCGCGCGCTCGATGTCGAGCTGGTGTCCATGCTGGCACAGGCCCAGCGGGCGATCGGCACCAACAGCATTGATCGCTTTGTCGGGGCGATGGGTGGCGTGGCCCAGGCCAAGCCTGAGGTGCTCGACAATTTCGACGCCGACCAGTGGGCCGCGATCTATTCCGACGCGCTCGGCATCGACCCGCGCATCCTGGTCCCGGCTGACCAAGTGGATGCCCTGCGGCAGGCCCGCGCGCAGCAGGCCCAACAGGCGCAACAGGCCGCGCTCATCAACCAAGGCGCCGACACGGCCCAGAAGCTGGCCGGCGCACGCACCGATCAACCCAATGCGCTGACCGATGTCACGCGCGCTTTCGCGGGGTATAGCTGATGAGTGGATACCGACAAAGCAACGCCCTGGCGCTCAGCGATCCGGGGACCGGGGCGCTTGTGGGTCTGCTGGGATTCGACGGCAAGGAATACCTGCTGCCGGTGGGTCCAGCATTCGGCGGTGTGGCCGTCAACACGACGACGCTCGCGGTATCGTCAACGGTGTCCGGTGCGGGCTTCACTGCCTTCCTGGCGGCGCCCCCGTCGATTGGCACCACGACGCCCGGCATCGTCAAGACCTTGAACCTGCAAGCCACCTATACCGACTCGTCCGGCACGCCAGGCAACGTCACCAACGCCAGCCCGCGCGGGCGAGCCGCCTTTGCAGCGGCCGGCACTTCGGTGGTCGTCACCAGTGCGCTGGTGACCGCCGCAAGCTCAGTGTTCGTGAGTCTCGGCGGCACCGATGCAACGCTGAAATCAATTTCCGTCATCCCCGGTGCTGGGAGCTTTACCGTGACAGGAAATGCTGCGGCAACCGGAATTACGAAGTTTGACTTCTTGGTGGTCAACTAATGACCGATCCATTTGACCTCGAAGCCCAAGCGCAAGCGCTAGCGCAGGACCGTGACCGCGCGGCGCTCAAGCGCGCCCAGGACGACAAGGATTTGATGGATCTGATGGGGGGTCCCGGAGGGCGCCGTATCGTGTGGCGACTGCTCGAACAGACGGGCGTGTTCCGCTCTTCCTACGCCGGTGATGTCGATACCTATTTCCGCGAAGGATCGCGAAACATCGGGCTGATGTGGCTGGCGGATATTCATCGGCTGTGCCCTGAGCGCTATTGCGAAATGATGATGGAGGCGAACGCCAATGACGACTGAAGCAGCGGCGGCCCCGGCGGGCATTCCCCCAGGAGCCGGCGGCGACACCCCAACGGCACCACGCGACACCGCGACCCTGACCACCACGGTCGATCCTGGCGCGGCTGAAGCGGCGGTTGACGCGGCCGCCACTGAGCCGGCGGTCATCACCGGTGCGCCCGAGGCTTACACCTGGGCTGCGCCCGAGGGCCAGACCTATGACCCCGGGGTCCTCGACGCCTACGCCGGTGTGGCGCGCGAGCTGGACCTGCCGCAGGACAAGGCGCAACTGGTCATCGACAAGATGGCGCCCGTGCTCGCGGCGCGGCAAGCCGAGCAGGGGAAGGAGATAACCGAAGGGTGGGCCGCTGAGGCGCGGGCTGATAAGGAGTTCGGCGGCGAGAAGCTGGCGGACAGCCTGGCGGCCGGAGAACGGGCGCTGGATGCGTTCGGCACGCCGGCATTGCGCGAGATGTTGACCAAGACTGGGCTCGCCAACAATCCCGAAGTGATTCGCTTTATGGTCAGGGCCGGCGCGGCGATCAGTGAAGATAAGTTCGTCGGCGGCAAGCCGGCCCCGGCTCATGGCAGTGATGCCAAGGCCATGTACCCCAACAGCAACATGAAATAAGGCGGAGAACATACCATGGCGGCATTGGCTACTGGCTTCTTGACGCTCGCCGACTGGGCGAAGCGCGTGTCCCCGGATGGCGGAGTGGAGACGCGGATCGCTGAGATTCTGTCTCAGCAGAATGAGATTCTGGAGGATGCGGTGTTCCAGGAAGGCAACCTGCCGACCGGCCACCGGGTCACCATCCGCACCGGCTTACCATCGGTGTATTGGCGGTCGCTCAACATGGGCGTACCGCGCGGCAAGAGCACCACGGCGCAGGTGGATGAGTCGGTCGGGATGCTCGAAGCGTACAGCGTGGTTGACGCCGATCTGGCAGCGCTCAACGGCGACACCGCGGCGTTCCGCATGAGCGAGGATGCGCCCTTCCTGGAAGCGATGAATCAGGCCCAGGCGCAGACTATGATCTATGGCAACCCGGCCACTGATCCCCGGCAGTATCTCGGCCTGGCGCCACGCTATGGCGTGATCAGTGGTGCGGGTAACGCACAGAACATCCTCGACGCGGGCGGCACCCTGTCCGTCAATACTTCGATCTGGCTGGTCTGCTGGGGTGAACAGACGGCGTTCTGCACCTTCCCGAAGGGCAGCAAGGCGGGCCTGGTGTCCGAAGACAGTGGCAAGCTGACCGTCTACGACGCCAACGGCAACCCCTACCAGGCGTGGCAGACGCACTACCAGTGGAAGAACGGCCTGGTGGTCAAGGATTGGCGCTATGTCGTGCGCATCTGCAATATCGACTCGGCCACATTCGCGGCGATGTCAGGAACCCAGGCAACAACGGCAATCGCTACCAATATCCTGCACATGATGATGCGGGCGCTGGATCGCATCCCGAATGCCAGCATGGGGCGCCCGGCGTTTTACATGAACCGCTCGGTGTTCTCGCTGCTGCGGCGCCTGGCATTGGAGAAGTCGAGCGGGGCACTTGCCCTGGAGGCCGGCGCCAACCAGTTCGGTACACCGGCACGGTGGACATCGTTTATGGGCGTGCCGTTGCGCAAAGTCGACGGAATCTTAAACACCGAGGCAAGGGTGGTCTAATCATGATCTGCGATGCATTGCTATTAGTTTCCGGGTCGATGTCGGCGGGTAACGTCATCACCGGACAGACCGTGACGGGGACCGGCAACGTCCTATCTTCAAACACTGTCGACCTGTCGCAGAACCGCGATATCGGCGCAGGCAATGACATCTATTTGCGGACGCAGGCGACCGTTGCGCAGGTGGGCGGAACGTCGGTGGAAGTCCAAGCCGTTACCGCGGATGACGCGGCGCTCACGACCAACGTGCGGGTGTTGGCGACGACCGGCCCGTTGCTGACCGCAGTCTGGAAGCTGGGGGCGCGGCAATCGCTCAAATTGTCAGTGATCTCCGGCGGCGTGGGGCAGCGCTATCTGGGGGCGCGCTATGTGATCGTGGGCACCAGCACGGCCGGCGCCTTTATCACCGATTTTGGGATTGAATCGCAGGGCGGCCAATCGTTCTACCCGTCCGGCATTCCGACGATCATTTAAGGGGATCAGGTCATGGCGAAATATCGCGTGTTGGAAAATAGCTACATCGACGATGGCATCCGCGACGCGGGCGAGATCGTGGACTATGCCGGCGATCCGGGTCCGAACCTGGAGTTGATTCCGGAGCCGCCGGCGGCGCCGGTACCGCAGCCGAAACAGGCCAAGCCAGGCACCCCCGCGTAGCGCGTCATGTCCTCGCCTGTCACGATCTGCAACCTGGCCCTGTCGCACATCGGCGACACCGCGACGGTGGCGTCAATCGACCCGCCAGAGGGATCGGTGCAGGCGGACCTCTGCGCGCGGTTCTACCCCGTCGCCCTGGCGTCGATGATGGAGGCGCACCCCTGGAGCTGGGCGCTGCGCCGGGCGGTCCTGGCGCCGCTGGGCAGCGCGTGGCCGCAGTGGCAATACGCCTATGCGCTCCCGGCCGATGCGCTCAGCGTGGTGGCCGTGCTCCCCAGCACGGCCACGGATGATCACCTGCTGTGCGGGGCGGCGGTCCCAGTGCCGTGGAGTCAGGAGATCAACGAC